TAAGGATCACCTTTGACCCAGCAATCTTCTCTGCCGTCAAACCAGCAGTAATGTCTAGATGATCGGAGGAAATTCCCCCAGCGGCAATTGTTCTTGCCTCGCTGTCTACATCAGCGTTGATATTGTCAATGTGTACTATGTCACCTACTGCCCAGGTATCTCCGGTGACATCAGTAGTAACTCCAAGCTCTGTCTGGGCAATGGCCTCCAGGGCCGTCAACTCAATCACAGGATTCGTTGGATTCACACAGTAGAAATTGCAGGTGAGCCCGGCAGTGCCGTCAATTGAGGAAGCCGTGGTATCGAAGTCAATCGTGAAGGTACAGGTAGCTGGGTAATCAGCAACACTCGAACCGATGTTGAACGTCCCCGCCCCGGTGATGTCAGCCGAGCATTTGAGGGTGTAGTCCCCAGCCATAGTATCAGCCGTGAGCGTGCCAGTAATCGTTAACCCGGCAAGATCAATTCCATCACCAGAGAGATCAGCGTCGAAGGTGACGGTATGGCCACCGGCGATAACTACCGAGTCACCGTTGGCGGGTTTAGCTCCACCATCCCACGTGGCGTTTGTATCCCACGCTCCGGTAGCCGTGGAAGTAATGACGGCCGCGGACGCCGAGACCGACAACAGGACCGTTAGGAGTAGTATTTGTAGGATTCTCATTTCGGTTTCTCCGCCACTGGCGATGTTTCAGACAGACCGAGGTCGGCGCTCGTCAGTTTTCGCCGCTTGATCTCGGCGGTCAATTCCTTGACCGTGGCACCGACTAGGGTCGTCTTCTCGGCCACGACAACAGGTAGTTCGGCGGGGGTTGGCACCTTGGCCAAGGCCTCAGCGTCCGTCATTTTGGGCCCGCCTCGAATCTCAATCCGCGAGCCGTCGTCTTGCTGCACGACGCAATAGCGACAGCCGTTCCAGGAATAGGCCCGCAGAACTTTGTTGCCCAAGGCCACAGAGGCCATCGCCAACAGCAGGATTATCGCAAATCGTTTCATCGGTTTATCTCCCGTGTCAAGGTCTTCGGCCAATACCCTGTCTCTGGTTCCTACGGCTCAATGAATCGCACCAGCATATACAGCGTCGTGATACCGCTTAAACTGGTGATGCGAAGGTCTATGCCCCATGCGTTCAGTGGATCGAAGCTAATCAGCCCGACCTGATCGGCGGTCCCCGCCGCGTTAACGGTCAGCGGCCAGTAGTCATTACTGACCACCGGCAATTCCCCGAAGCAGTAATTGCTCGCCGTGGTCACAGCCGCCCCGGTGTGCGGTAGGTGACTCGCAACCATATCCCCGACAGCACAGGTCCCATCGGCAACGAGTTGGATGGGCCCGTAACGGTTCACGATATAGAGCGACCAAGAGAACGTGCCACTCGACGGATCACCCGTACCAGCGCCATCTCCATACGCCAAAAAGGCCACAGACACATTGACCGCCCGTTCGTCGATTCGGGAGAAGTACTGCCCGTTACTCCATGTGGAATTGGTAGCATCAAAGGCTGTGTCGTCGCCAGGAGTGGATATTGTTTCCGTGATAGCCCGGATCAGATGCCATTCGTCGGCCTTGACCATCGTACCCGTCCCACGGGCTACGTCCGCCGGTGCCCCCACATCTATCAGTCGAGGTAGCGTCCCCGCCCCAACCAGGGCCACCAACAGCAGAATAAGGATCATCGCATAGCGTTTCATGATGCCCCCTTAAGAAAACAGGGGCGGGCGGACTAGCCGCACCGCCCCTTGACCTGAAACACCGCCGGAACCCGACGCGTCACTCAGATTCAGCGGATTAGTACCCCTTACCCACCGGTGCTTTTGCCGACGAACGCGTAGTCGGTCGCCCCAACCTTGGAGTCGTAGCGGGCCTTGTACGAGGCGACGATATCCTTCCGCCAGGCATCCTCGTTGTTGTCGCCGTAACGGCGCGTCACCACCTGGGGTGGAATGACCACCTTCTCGACGAACTGTCGCTGGAAATCACCCAGGTACCACGTGCAGGAATCCTGGGTATCGAGGTCCGGGTGGGCCAGAACCTTGAAGTTCGACGGGAGGACGGCCTTGAGCACGTTCATTTCGTTGTTGTTCCCGCCAGCCAGCACGTCGTTCATGATGATCCGGGAAGCGACCACCTGCAGCGCCACCGGCACCAGCAGAATGTTCGGCATCACGTCGATCGGATCGCCATTGTCGTCCTTCATCAGCCGCAGAAGCGTCCACAACGAGTTGACGTCCGTGTAGTCCGCCAAGACGTCAGTGACGAGGTTGTCGTAGGTGTGGGTGTCGCTGCCGGCCGCGTTCTGATACAGGTCCTCCTGGGTACCGGAGGGATACCACGCCTTGTAGCCCGTGACGTCCTGGATGATCTTCATGATCCGCGACTCACGGTCCCGGCCCATCTTCTCACCCAGCTTCGCCGCTTCACGCAGTACCAGGCCCGTCCGATCGAACCGAACGGCCTCGTCCGTGACGTCGAGGATCAGGCCGCGCTTCTGGTGGCCGATCTCGACGTACTTCTCCTTGACGTCCGCAGTGTGGGGGTAAGGTGCCCCTTCGCCCACGTCCTCAAGGGAGCCCGCGAGGTAGGCCCCGGGCACCTTGTCAGTCTCCATGGTGGAGGTGAACTTGGTCACCAGCTGATCAACGATCGCGGTGTATTTCTGGTAAGCCTCCATCACTTGCGTGGAGATCAGTACCCCGACGATCGTGCTGAACTGCGAGGCACCTACCGCTTCCCGGAAGACCGGCTGGCCCGAATGAGGACGGATATCCCCACCCAGCGCCTCGGCCATCTCCCGGAAACTGAAGTTCTCTGGCGACAGGTGCTCAGGGTCCTCCGGTTTGGAGGAGATCCGCTTCTGGATAATCGATTCCATCAGACCGAAGTTGTTGCCTAACTTCTTGGCAAACGGCCCGATCACATCACGATGCAATACGCCCATATTCATGATTTATCCTTTCAGAGGCCGTGGCTCGCATAGAAGCTCACACCTCAAATCGATCAGGGACTATGTCTGCGGGTTGGCCCGGTGCATCCGAACCTGCGGCAGGAGCTTGACTTTGATGTCCGTCCCACTGGTGACCGCCTCGGCCGTCACAGCGATCTTGGAAGTCATCCCAGCGACCAACGTGATGTCGTCGCAAGCACCAGCGTCGGAGTAGGGCTCCAATGCCGCGCCAAAGCTCAGGCTGGCAGCCGTTTGCAACTCACACTGGAAGATGGCACCACAACTCACGTCGACTGTGATCTTGCCGGCCCCGTCCGCGGCGGCATGCGCCGTTTCGGCAATCCCCAGGAAGTTGTCGGCCGCGGTCTCACGATTGGCCGCTGCATTCCCAGAGTCGTTCATATCCCCCAGCGGCACGGCGTTCCCGCCATCCAGTGCGACGTTGTCGCCCTTGTAGATCACGGTGGCTGCCGCAATGGGGACCTCGATTAACTCACGCGGCCCGCTAACATACCGCTCTCTGTTCTGTCCCATGGTTACATCCTTTCAATACGTTTCCCTACGGAATCGTAAGTTGCTGTGTATGGATCAGGCCCGCTTAGAGCTTCAGCATCGCGTTGGCTTCCGACTCGGTAGCCGTGATGTCCTCGCTGCGCCGCTGCTCGCCGCCCTGGTTCCGCACGCCCGTCTGGTCGCACAGCGTCTTGCGATCCGTGACCAGCTCGAGAACCTTTTCCTCGAATACCTTGAGATCGAAGGTCTCTCCGCCGCTCTGAACCGCGAGACACTGGTTACGGAACAGGTCCGTACGTGCCTGCTCGGGTAGGTCTGACAGCGCCTTGTCCACAACCGATTCTTTCTGTCGCGTCGCTTCCAAAACGGCCATCTCATCGCTCTTGGCCTGCAATTGCTTGTTCTGCTCTTCCAGCTCGGCCTTCTCATTGGTCAGGGCCTCCTGTGCCGTGGCCAGCGCCGCCTTCTCGTCGATCAGCGCCTGCACCTCTTCGTCTCGGCTGGTGGCACCTTCCTGGATCAGCGGACGAATGACGTCCGGCCGGGAAGTCCTAAGCTCTTCAATTGTCGCATCCTTGAGTTCCATGTTCGTTACTCCTTCTGGGTCGTCGCCCTCAAAAACGTTTTGGGTTGTGGCTCCCTGAACGACGAGATCCACGGAATGGACTTTGCTGATTGCTGCAACGTACTTCTTCCCGTCTTCTTTGATCATCTTCCCGTCGGCAACGTGGCTACAGCCCGCCGCCTCCGGCATGTTTTGGGCGATATTCCAGAATTTGCGGCCGTAGTCGTCGTCCAGCAGATAGGCCGTCCCCTTGACCTTGCCGTCTTCGTGACGCGACTCCCTGAAAACGCCGGCCAAGTGCATCAAGTCGCGGCCTTCCCGGGAATGGTTGATGAATATCCGCACGTTCTCGTACAGGCCACCACCGACTGCCGTGGCCATGGCCTCCTGCTTGTAGTCGTAGCCATGACTGGACGTGGCACCCAGCATGACCACGTTGCGGACCAAGCGTTTGCCGTCCTCTTCAACGAACTCAGCTCCCTCGAACCCGACATCCTCGACCAGATGTGCTACGGCCAAGCCCGACTCCTTCAAGCGGGGGGTTCTCGGCGTGCGATACCTCTCGTACCTGGCTTCTGATCCGCCTTCATATTGCTTCAACAGGCCCTTTACTCTCGCTTCCACCGACTTCGGTGCTTTCAGGGGCTTTCCCATCCTACCGATCACCGCCTCGGCCACCCGCAGGCCACCCAGATTAAGCAGGCCCCGCTCACGGTACATGCCGTCCTTGCCGATCTTCCCGCCGCCCATGTAGACAGGGAGGTGCCAGGTGCCCTTCTGCTTCGCATCTTCGACCCAAAGGAAACAGCTGGCCGGCAGCCGTGTTTTGTCGACCTTCGACCAATCTGCCGTCGATGTCTCCAGAATCGAGGCCTCGGCCGGATGAGCGCCTTCGTAGCGAGCCTGCCATGCCTGGAAACAGATCGCCCCCGCTTCGTCATCGGCCAGGGTCGCATTACCGCCCTGGACTTCCTTGATACAACGGGGGATGAATTCGAATTGGAGTTCCTTGAGATCCGGTTTTGGAATCATCGAACTGTTCTCCGCGCATAAAAAAAGGGGGCCCGTTCAAGATTACTCCTGAACGGGCCCCCGTTATCGGTAGGTCGTTACACGCTATTCAGTTGTCAGTCTGCGATCAAGCTCTCCCGCTGCCCCGTTACCTCGGCTCGCACTACGTGACCCTCATCGACAATGAAGTCGATCGAGAGCCGCCCGTGCCGCAATCCAGCAGCTCGGACCTTGATCTTTGACCAGAGCCTATCACTCCGACTCGAGGGACTCAAGGGTTTTTCGGTAGACTGGGTAAGATTTTTCACGGACTAGATAACTCCAGAATTGCGATCATTCGCCTCCCATTTGCCCGGTAGCTGGGTCAAAGGATACCATCTCTCCTCGCCTCAGGTCGCGAGGCGCCGTACACATGGCGATAGAACCTTCACCTGTGGCGAGTGATAACTTACCGATGGTTTCATCCAATGATAGCCAATCCCCGCATCGTGCGTCTTCCGCCACTTCCGCCTTGACGTAGTAAGACTGCGGGTCTGTTTCCGGTGTCTTCCAGAGCGTTGCCAGTTCTTGCGGTGTCATGGTGAGCCTTTCACTATCTATTCCATAGGGTCACCAGCGATGTGCAGTTCCGGATAACAGCGGCAGTTTTTCGCCACCGTGCCGTTCGCAAAGTACCAGCCAGCGTCCGTTTCCAGGTTGTAGACATCCCCCTCCCACTCCTCGTCTTCAATGCACACAATCCGGTCCGGGTATGTCAGCAGGGGATCTAGCACATCAACATCCCATCGCCTCTTCACCATCGCGGCCCCCTCTCCCGATGTGCCATCCCCGTGGAACATATCGGGCGTCTGCATGATAAGTTCTAGGCGACATTTTATGCTGTCGGCCCACCAGGACTCAGCCGGGGTCCCCTCTTGCGGACTCGCAGAGCAGATCACGCTATCCCCGGGCCGCAACTGATAGGCCGGACACCACCCTTTAGAGGCCGCCAGGATCGGATGATTCGGCGTGCACGCCAGAGATCGCCCAGAGAGGTAGTGGATCGTCAACATCAGGCCCCGGTATCGCCGACAGGACGCCGCCTGAACATCACTTACCGCACTGAGTTTAACGTCGCCTCGCACGCAATGCGGATGAGCAGGGATATCCGGCGGCTCGTCTTTGGGGAAGAATAGACCGACTTCTGAAGCACATATCGGGCACGGATTAGCAGAGCCCGCCCGCCAGATGTACCCGTCCAGCCAGGTTTTCTGCTGGGCGTACCGGTAGGTGCCTTCAACGAACGCTCGGTTCAACTCCGTCGCCGCCAGCCGTCTGGCGTTCGCGTAGGCGCTCTTGTAGACCCCGGCGCCCGGCTTGAGGGCCTTCAGCGCCTTGCCCCGTAGCCTCTCAGGCTGCACCAGGAAACCCTGCAATTCCCGACTGAGCGTAGCAGCCGACTTGCCATCCGTTACCCCCCTCTGGATGATGCCCAGCATCTGCTTCTGGGACTGGTAGGTGAGGTCCCACACCCGATCGGAGAAGGCGATGCCCCCTGGTTTCCACGCCATCACCGCGTCGACCGCGGTCTTGTTCATGCGGCTCCAGGTGCTCTTGAGGAACGTCTCCTGGGCCGCGTTCCAGCGGATCACCTTGCCGCCCTTGCCGATGAAGGATGAGCCCAATTGAATCATCTTTTGGGCGAGGCCCCCCGCATCAAGAGCGAGTATCTGAGTCACGAACGCCTGGTCCACCGAACGGGACGCCCCCCGCCGGATCGAGCTGGCAATCGACTTGCGGAAGGGTGGAATGGATTTCTTGACCACCTTACTCAGCCGGGCCTGGGCGCCGGGGGGGATTACCCCCTGGTACTGGCTCCTCGCCAATTCCCTCGCCAACTGGTCCGCGTACCGCTGGTAGGTATCGTAGAGTTGCTTTTTCTGCAGGACCACGTAGGCCTGGAAATCGGACCGGCCTTTCAGAGTGGCATCTCGGATTATCTCGGCACGGTTAGCCATGGGCGTATCGGACGTGATTCCTGATTAGAGAGACAACCCTTGGATTGCGTCGCTGCATGGCTGGGTCCCCTACGGACTCGTAGTGTTTCGTACTATTCACCAGAAAACCCGAACCGGCCACTGAACCTCTTTTCAACTCAGCCGCCGACGATCCAATTCCATCGCCACCACACACGCCATCATCCGCACCAGCAAGTCGTGGTGCTCGGCCGTCTCCGCGTCGTCCGGTTCCAGCAGGCCGTAGGTCGTTAGGATCTCGATGTCCTCCCGGTGCTGCCTCAGGTCGGCCCATACCTGGTCGATTCTCGCCAGCCCGGCAGCCTGTTCGGCTTGACCCATACGGGTTATTATACCCTATTTCTGGAAGCGCGTATAGGCGCTTCTGGCAATCGTGCGTCCCGCCTCGATCACTCGGCCTTTCTGGACGAATGCCGCCTTGCGGTCCTTGCCCTTGCCGATGTAGAACCACTCGCGCAGTACGGGGTCCGGCTTCTCCTGGGTCCCAAAGTTCCTCACCTCGAAGCCCTGGAACTCAGCCCCGTCCTCGAGCAGACCCTTGGCGTGCTCACTAGGCCGGTAGTTCTTGACCGTCTGCGGCCGAATCGGCTCGTCCGGCTTGGTCTTGCGGATCAGCTCGCCCAGATCCTTCAGTTCCTTGGTCGTCGCATCTGCCCGCGGCTTGCCGTCCTTGTCCATACAGCTCGCCCACAGTTTGACCAGCGATTTGTGTTCACCATCTGTCAATGCCATTGGTGGATCCTTCCATCAGGGTTCCGGGGCGATAGAGCCCCCTATGATTGTTAGGTGTGATCAGCTCCAGCTTTCCTGGTCCGCGTCCTTTGCACGCTCTCGCTCGTCCTTTTCGTCCTTGGCAATTTCGGCCTTTTCCTGCTCCGGGTCGTACCCCATCGCCGCCGAACAGGTCTGGCGCGATGCCCATTCCCGGTCCTGGTGGATCGCCCGCGACTGGGTCTCCTGGAGCAGGTCTCGGTAGATCAAGGGCGGGAATTCGACTTGACATTCCAGGCTGGTGGGCACCTCCTCTTCGCCTTCGTTGAGCCGAGCTTCTCGTGTCCGGGCCCGCTCCATGATAGATTCCACGAGGTCGCCCCGTCCCTGGCGCCGCGCGATGCGAGTTGCGCGAGAAGTAAGCCGGCGTCGCCCTTCGGTCGTTTTGGTGCTCGTCGAGGGCAGGCGCTCGGTGAGAATCCCGTGCTGGACCACTCGGGCATGGACGATGTTCTGAATGTACCTCCAGGTGTCCTGGTATTTCTGGAACATTTTGACCATCGGGGACTCGGAGACCATGGTGCTTGAGTAATTCGCATTTTCAGCATCGCCCCGGACAATGTACTCGGTCAGCCCCGTCCCCACCCCAATGAGTAGTTGGATGTTGCGGCCATCCTCCTTGGCGTCCGACGCGTTGATATTGAGCGACTTGAGGTCCCAGTCAATGCCCTTCTGCAGTAGCATCATGGCGTTCGACGGCATCTTCTTCGAGGTTCCCTGTCCCGAGATCGTCTTGCCTGTAGTGTCGGTGAACTTGCTCTTCGTGGTCGCAACGTCGGCGCTGCCGCCGGAACTCGTGATATTCCCGATCACTGCAAAAAGATTACGCATCCGGTTCAACTGGAACCGCTGGTCGAGCCACTGCTCGTGCATTCGGATGTACTTGCCCACCCCCATCAGCCATGACCGGCCCCGCTTGACGTTGGAGTCCACCAGGCACTTGAAGTGGTCGATCTCCTCGGCTTTGATCTGCTCCCACATGGTCTGCGGGCTCAGGCTGCCCCGGGCCGTCCGGCCGTAGTTGCGGTAGTAGAATACGACTGTCTCGATATCGTCCGGGTCCGTCTCGATGCCAAATGTGTGGTTGCCCCAGGAACCATACCCCCCAGGATCGATAATCTCCGGGGGCTCGATGAACCGCACCAGCAGGTGCCCGTCCTGTGCCTCGGGCTTGAACCATCGCAGGAACGCCTCCCCATCCCGTAGATACCGCCGGAACACTTCCTTGCTCTTCATGTCCCAGTTGTTCAGCGCCGCCCACTCGTCCCAGTACTCCTGGACCTTGGGGTTCTCGTCGGCGCTCAGCACGCGCATGCTCTCGCCTATGACAAAACTCTCCATCGTATCGAGCAGCCCTCGCCCGCCCGGATGGTAGCTCAGCTCTAGCGACGTCTGCCACATCGTCGCCAGATCGCCCGCCCCGTAATCCAAGGGCTCGCGTCCGGTAGTCGACGACGCCCATTGATCCTCGTCGTTGTCCCGGGCAAAGGCCGGAATGGACTCGGCCAGAACCGCCGTCAGGGCTTCGGCCCCCTTGCGAGCCGCAACCTCTTCGGCGATCTGGCGTCGGGCACGCTCACGGTTCAGGCTGATTGAGGGGAAGATTCTCTCTAACATGGCAAACCTCACATTCCATTGTCTATCTCGGCGCGAACCCACGTCCCCCGGGTAGTTGCCCTGAGATCAAAAGAACCAGGCCGCGTTGGCGGACGTGATAAAGCCCTCGCTCAGGAACTCCTTGGCTCGTCCTTGCGGGGCTATCCAGTCCGTTCTAATCGTCAGCTGTACGGACGCATTGGGGAATAGCCGCACGGCCGTACCAAGCAACGGACTGGGATTGCCGTCCTCGTCGAACAGCAGCGCCACCCGCCCGTAAGGTCTCGCTGAAGTCTGTAGGTCGCTGAACATAGCCGCCCAGGAGTCCGGTAGGACCTCCTGCGCAATAGTCGAATACACCGGACCTGTCGGGAACTCCGCTCCGGGTCCGGCAATGATCGACTGCTCCCCGTCGGCCGTATCGTCCCCAATCCCCACAACACCGACCCCGCCATCATTGACGTAGTCCCGCCAGTACATCGCCGAAAATAGGAATAGGCTGTCCCCATCGGCGCCCAACGCCCCCCCGGCCTCTACACTCCAATGGGGGTCAATCGTGATTTGCGGCTCGTTCGGCTCCTGCGCCCACGTTACTCTTGCGACCAAAAGCAGTCCAATGATGATCGCCCAGAAAAATCCGTGTCCTTTCATCTTCGAGTCCTTTCGTCGCGGATACCACGCCTCCGCGCGGGCATTGGAAAAACCTCATGCAACATCTACGGTTTCGTAGTCTTTCGTATGCTACCCCGCGCAGCGGTTCCGTCAAGCATTTCCCCGGTCACATCGCATTATTTAGTTCGGCCCGGAGCCAGTCCGGCACCTGGATAACAGTCGTTTCAGACGACTCCGGCCGTGATCCGACATAGTACCGCACAGCATCAAGAGCGTGGTCGCGGAACTTCACCGGCTCGTCCAAGGGGTCGTCGTCTTTGGTGTGCCGCCACTTGTAGGAGCCGATCTCGGCCTGTAGGTTGGTGCTGTCCTGGTGGATGTGGATGCGATAGCGCTTGATGCGGTTGATCCCTGTACGGACGAACGACTTGTCCCCTTGCCCCCCCGATTTGATGCACGGATGCACGTTGAAGCCGGCCTCCGCAATCTCGTCAATGTACGCCGGCTCCGCCGAATCGGCGATAATGACCTCCTCCTTCCCGACGCCCAGTTGGCCCATCCGATCGATCAAGTCTTGGTTGTGCAAGTGCGTCTCGTACAGCATTTCCCGCAGATATAGGTCCCTATCGTCCTTGATCCCGCACCAAATGAGCGAGCTGGGATTGACGTATCCGAAGTCCAGCCCATAACCATAATCATCCACCAATGGGATGTCTTCCACGATGTCCCAATTGTCGTAAATCACCCCAGAAGGCGTCGCCCACTTGCCCTGGCGATAGATCTTGTCGTACTCGTCATCCGAATCAGCCAACCCCTCGATCGTGGCCCGCTCTTCCGCCGCCAGGAAGGGGTTATCCCGGTAGGTGACCATCAAGACCCGCGCTGGACGTTTGAGGTACGTGCCTTTCGGCGCCATCTGGGTCAGCTTCTTGAGCCATTCGTTGCGGATCGGATCCACCGGATTGAAGGTCAAGAAAACGGTGTTCTGCTCGTGCGGGTTGTTCGCCCGGCAGCGGATGTGCAGTTGCCACAGGTCTCGCTCGTGAATCTCAGTGGCCTCTTCCACCCAGACGTAATTGATCCCCTCGACCGACTGACCACACCACATCAGCTTTCCTCGATGCCGAATCAATACAGTGTGGTAAGGTGGAACTGTAAAGCCGTAGACCTTTCCCCTGTAGCTAACCGTCTCGGTCCCGCGAATACAGGTATCAGAATGCTTGACCATCGACAATGACCAATAGGGCCGTCCGTTTGCATAATTCCCGGCGTATGTCGGAAACCATTGCTTGAGGGTTGGAACGTAGCCGAGTTTCAATGCGACAATGGTCATGTCGTCAGCTAGGCCAGGGGAATTTGTGTAGTAGACACATCTTCCCGTTTTGGTTCTGGTTCCGTCCCCCCCCATCAATGCGTTGAAAAGATGCTGCAATAGCGACGGATGCAAACTGAGAATATCCGGCGGTATACGCCTCTCGTGTGAGTAGTGCCCATATTGGTGAAGCCAATCATACAAGTCCTTCCCCGCGATATTGAAGGCCGTTTTGCCCTCCCAGACCGGATAGGGAAAGTCCTTCAAATCTTCTCTAATCTGGGCTCGCCCCTCCTCTTTGACCTGCGATATAGCTAACTGGTATCGTTTATTGCAGCCAAACGACCCGTCGGCAATATGCCAACCGAGAAACTTCAGAAATGGAACAATAGGGAAAGTTCTCGACTGCGTTGTGTGTGGACTGCCGCTGCCTGGCACCGTGTAGGTATCACAGAGCTTTCCACCCCAGGTCGCGCCCCTTGCGACCCAATAGGACCCCGGAAGATCCTTTGCTTCTATGAATCGTAGCCGCTTGCGATGATAAGTCCGCGCCAGCATTTTGTGATTTGGGGTGACGCAAAAGTCAACCCACGGACGCCGCTTTCCGGTCTCAGACTTGGGTTGAATCATCGGCCCGTCATAATCGTAAACCCATGTCTGGGTCACGGGCCGAAATGACGCTTCGCGGGTTTCCGGGTCCATGGTAGCTAAACGGTCGCCCTTACTCACCCTTGCCACTGACATGAACCCCTTGTCCGTCAGTACTTCCGTTGCCTCACTGAAGCACTTCAATTTTTCTACATCGTCCAGGCCCGCGAACTGAATGAACGATTTACTGGGCGAGGTGATGGTCAGATTCGTGTGGTTGACCTGGCACTGCGACCACAGACCCATTTCGCTGAGCCAATGCTCCACCAGCCGCCAGCAACTGGTGCGGACCGCCGGCTTCGTCTTGCGGCAGACCAAGAGACCCACACCGGGCAGTTTCCAGAACTTCTCGGAGATGAGGTACAGCGCCAGAGACCAGCTCTTGGCGCTCGAGGCCCCCCCATACAAGATGTTGAATCGCGCCTGGTGACTGTCGTGCAGCCACCGGTACGGCTTCCCCGCCGCGCGGACTCGCAGGTTCTCAGTCGCCATCGATCAACTCGATCTGAACGTTCATCTGCGTGATTTCGCCCGGCTCACCCAAGGCCTCCCGCTGTACTCGAATCCCCTCCACCACGGCCCGGATGCCCTCTGTCCCGGTTATCTTTTCCACGACATGTTTCCTCAGCCTACCCGTTTCATCGTAGAATTTGCTCATCCCCACCCTCTGTAAAGCCAACCCCTGTTTAGCCCAATGCGCTCGCTGTTTGGCAAGCTCATTGTCATTCTTGGTCTGGGCCTTGGCCTTGATTTGGGCCGTCCGCTGGTCCCATTTGTCCTTTTGCCGGTACCTTCTTACCGTAGGCCGAGAAATATGAACCTTTTCAGCAACGTACTGCATACTCTGCTTCTCTTGCCAAGCGTCAAACATTGCCTCGCGCTTTTTCTCCGTAATCTTAGCCATAGCAAACCCTTATGATGTCTCAGGTCGGTCCATTATGCCCATCAACTTTGCCGCCCGGGACATGACATGAACTGTAAGGTCGTAGCGATTCGCCCAGATCGGTAGTTTGGGGCGGCTTGGCGTAATTGGCGTTCGTCACAGATGTTTCTCCTGAACGACACTACGGTATCATACGAACAAGTATGACACAGCCCAATCGCTGGCGTCAAGTGTTTCTTCACACCACCCGATATTCGTAGCTCGCGAATAGCGACCTACGCCCTTTTGTCCCCATCCCAGGTTTTCCGCTATGAGGCGTGGTCCCGTGGGGATAATAGTTGCAGCATCGCCAGTTCAGGTCACGCTTGAGACCCTTGACGATCGCCGGGTGAGACGACGAGATACGCAGAACTTTACCTTTTTCATGGTAGTGCTCCCCCATTACCCGCAGCAACGCCCTACCGATGCCCACGCCCTGATAGTCCGGCAGCACGACCAACCGATGAACTCGCATGTATCCTTTTCTGCCCATCATTTGCATCACAGCCCCAAAGGCGGTGATCTGTTCGCCCCAGAACGCCCCGAAACACGCAGCTGCCTTGTGTAACGTGCCGGTCAAATAGTGATGCGGCGCAAACATTCGCCAGATGGAACGCGGCACTGTTCTGATTTCAATCTCGATGTCGGGTCGCCGAAGACGCCTCCGGAGAAAGGTGTTGTCTTTCAGATCCAGCGTCCAGTCGGGTTCCAACCAGTCCACAATATCATAGTGGCAGGACAACGCCACCATCTGCCCGCCGCGACGGCGAATGGCCTTGCTAATCGCATGGGACCCAATCTGCGCTACCGTACGGTCTACCACAGAGGTGAACTCGTCAACCACGAATAGGCCACCGGCCTCGATCATGGCACGGGCCAGTTCGACCCGGAATCGCTCCCCGTTACTGAGCACGGCAAACGGCTTGCACCAGCTCGGCGGGCTGGAGAACCCGACTGCTGATAAGGACTCGACAATCTGTTGAATTGGCACGTCAGGGAACCCATCGACCACGGATTTATCCGCTGGCCAGTCAAGCCGTCTTTGCACTAGTCCCGGCCATAAATGCCGTGCTACCGTACTCTTGCCCGAACCACTGGGACCCACGATCGAGCTTTTCCACCTTTGAGGCCACCGAGTCTTCCAAGCAAAACCGCAGCAGGGTTCTTCCCTTCCGCAATGGCCTTTGCTCGCAACTGCTCATCCGTGGCTTGATCTACGATGGATTTGGCAAGCTCATTCAGATCCGCACGTTTCTTCTTCTGACGTTTTGCCATAGCTTTAGTATACATCGGTTAGATGATTTGTCAACTTTAATCTATTTGACCGCTCAAGCATATGCGAAAACGATCAAATATAGTTCTATCGTCTGAACTTGTCAAAGAGCAAAATCAGAAAAATGTCACTTGTGCAACAATCCGTCCGAAAACTATGAAGATTCCAGGCTCACCTGACCGATCTACCATGTTGCACTCCTTGACTGTGAGTACCCTTAGAGGCTTGTTTGTGCGGGCTTTGGCCATTACTCTGGCTCTTGTGAAGCTCTGTGGCTTGCGATCTCTGGGCTTGGCATACTGTGATGCCCCTGGGCCTTGGCTGCCGCCTCTGTGATTGACTGTTCGTCCACTGCCTCAGCCTTTCTTGGCTGGCTTACCCGGCTTGCATCCACCACGCTTCAGACCGCCTGCTCTTGTACTCGGTCGTGGACTTCGTGCTCTTGGTCCTTTGCCGTCTCTGTCAGCCATTTTATTACTCCTTTAGTGTTTTTGAGATTTGGTCCGGCACCTGTACGGCATCGACTGGCGATTACCCTGTCTCTCGACGTAGTGGTCTCTGCTACACTCAAGATATTGGCGTCGGAACTCATGACTCCTGGGCCTCCAGTGTCCTGCCGAGCGGCCTGCTTGGCTCCACTTGGGTTGCTGCTACGGTTGTCATTGTCTGTACTCCTGGGCCTCTGCTGTCTCTGCTCGTCCCTGTCTACGGCGCCATCGACGCTCGTACTGCTTGTCGGTGCCTGTCGATGGGACTTTGGTGGCTCCTTTGCGAGTGGTGGCATAGGCACCGTCCCAGTAGTGCTCGATCCACCGTGAGAACGTAGACTGCGGTTTTGCCCGGTCCCCCGTCATTGTCCGCCCCCGAATACTCTGGATATAGCCTCAGAATAGGTGTGCTCCCAGTCTCTCAGATGCTCAATACTCTCATCTATGATTTGGTGCTCCTGGTCATCAGCTGCAAAACCTCTCACGGCATGATCGAGGATATCCGAGATGCAGCGCACGTGCGTCCCGATGGTTGTGAGCCTGCTGGCGATCTGTTGGGCCTTGTCCATATCACCCGTCCGCAAACTGTGCTTGTAGGCTACATCCATCCGCATCGCGGTCAAAAGGGCTCGGGGGACTGGTGCAACCGACGTGTTGAGGTTGACACGTCTCGCAGTAATACGGCATCGGTATCCAGGAATCATCCCGCCACGCAACGCCGCGCATTGGAGTACCACACTGCCAGCAATATACCCGACGGAATCGGCTACCGGATATCGGTATGCCCCAATCTGGAAACCGTTTGCGAATCTCAGCACCTGTTGTCATGCCACACCCCCATATCATGCATGGATCATCAACATGAAGGGTACAGGTTGTGTAGGGATTGTCAAGGGATGTGTTGGATAGTGGCCTCAATTGTCATACTGCGTGGCCCAGAATGCTTTGGCCGCCCGCGGGATATGGCGGGTCATCGTCGCCGCCTCAATTGCATCCATGATGGCATCACGGTCTCCGGGCACCGCGAAGCGCAGGTAGGCGGCAAATCGCGCAGGGCGGAACTCGTACATCCCCAGCAGTTCCTCCCCCACGTCGTCCCAAGAGCACTGCGGGGCAAATTGGACACCCGCCAGGAATAGGCGCCGTGCCTCTCCTGGGGCGTAGATGGTGGTTGCGTGGCCTGGCCTCAGCACCCAACTGGTCGCCAAAAAATGCAGGTGGCACCGCAATTTGGCCGACACCACGCCGGCAACATACGGATCATCAGCGATATGGGGTGAGCGGATTTGTTGATTGCTTGCCCATTTAAGCAACATGCTCGCGACCGCTACGGGGCTCATACATGAGGTGTTATCCATGACCCATTTGTACGTGATGTATGCACTATTTGTCAAGGAAAACGTTGAGTTTCAGGAATTCGCGTCGTTGCATGGGGTCTCCTCCGGTTCGAAGTTCACGCAGCCGAATATCTGTGGCATTGCGTAGAGTTTGACCCATTCGTAGAGCAGGGCCGTTCTATCGACGCCGAAGATGTGGGCGATATGGGGCAGGGTGAACATCATCCATGCCCGTATTTTGCCTTCCGAAAGAATACTAACTCCCAGTCCGGCCCGACGGGCTCACCGTCCTCGACAGACCATATTCGACGCAGACTCGACACGGGTAAAGCGTGCTCTATTGCCACTGCGAAAGCGAAGAAGCCTGCCGCGCGGGTGCCGTAGAACCGCACGGTAGGCTCAGGGTAAGCGTGTCCTTTTCCGCCCTCACATGACTCGTATGTCTCGATGCCGTTGGTGCGCAGGATTTCTACGTACGGTCTGATGCCTTTGTCCATGGCATCCAGTAATCTCGCCTCGCCTTTCTTCATTTCAAACTGACCCACTACCGGAATTCGGGTACTGGTTCACTTTCAGATATCATAGCACATTTCCATGGTACAGGCCGTGTTTTGCCCCGCTAATGGAGTAATCTAGTACACTGAAACACTTTTGCCCTTGACTTGCATGGCTTTTAGGCCGATAATTTAGGCAAGCTGTTTTGTTTATTGTAAGGAGTAGTACTATGCCTGCGGAAATGCGAGAGTTGATTTTGTACGTATGTTGCAAGTGCGAAACCGCGCCTGCCTTTGGTGCCACTAAACTTAACAAGGTTTTGTTCTATTCTGATTTTTTGGCTTATGCACGGTTGGGCGAATCAATCACGGGTGAGCCATATCAAAAGCTGGACCATGGCCCAGCACCAAAGCAACTCGTGCCACTCCGGACCGAAATGATAGATAAGCGAGAGCTTGTTGTCCGAGAGAAGGAGTATGGTGTCTATACTCGAAAGCAACCGTTTGCTTTGCGCCCGGCCAACTTGTCAGGATTCAGTGGCAAACAGATTGCTCTAGTGGACTACGTAATAAAATGCTTGTGGGAGAAAACTGCCAAGCAAGTGAGCGAGATGTCCCACCGATTCATTGGTTGGGAATTAGCTGAACTTAACGAAGAGATTCCGTACGAATTGTCTTTGGTTGTTGCCCCGGAAGAATACAGCGACGCAGAATCTCAGTGGCTTGAGTCACTATTACCGCTCGTAAGGGAGAGGATGGCAGCGTAGAATGACACCAACTTGGCAAATCGTTCATGAAAAGCAGTTCGATCGAGAACTTTTGCAGTTGAAGGGTACATTGGAGCGAGGGGACGAATTTGTCCGTGGGGTTGAGTGGTTATTATCCCGAAACCCCGAGCGGGGAGATTTTATCAGAGAGGATCTCTGGGTTTTGGCTTTCCTGGATGGAGACTCTGAAGAGGCAAAGATAGCTTACACGTTCTCTCATTCCAAGAGAGAAGTGTACTTACTTTCCATTCGCAAAGTGGATGCGGAATGACTAAGCAAAGTTCACAGCACAAGACCCCGCCAGACGGACGCGGCAAGCGGCCGACAGACCCCAACCAGCTTGCCAAGTGGATCGTAGAGCAGTCTGTCTCTTCGTGTGAACAGTCGCCAAATCAGACTGAGGAATCTGACGATCAGAATGACACATCCTAGC